GGATGGACTCATTGAAGGTCGCCGGAGTTGCGGCCCTTGTAGCTATTGGTAAGGCTGTTGCAGCCAGAAAAGTGGGTGATCCCGAAACGGCATCAGTTACCGGTTAGAAAGATGAGGCTGTTCGGTGCCGCTCCCTGCTGTCAATCCGTACAACAAAGATGAGATTGAGTATCAAGAGCCGGGGTTCGACTACGCCCCGAAATATCCGGGCAGCTACGATTACAACGAAAGCGGAATCGCTTATGCGGAGTCCGGCTTTCCTTATCAGAAACGTGATGCGACTGTATCTGTCAGCACGATTGCGTGTTCGGCGGATCTGTCGCCCGTTTTTGCTTATGTCTATACACCTAAACGTCCCGGCGGCGTAGCGTATCGCTCAGGTTATGACTACAACAAGACCGGGTTCGACTATAACGAACGTGACACCTCGGTACCGGACAACCGTGTCTTGGTGGATTACAGCCAGTCGGGTGTTAGTTATTCTCAGCCTGTTGACACTGGTCATACTGTGGCGGCGATTGCGACGCCAGCCACAATCGGTGTTACGACGACGTTCTCGGCAGGCGTATCGGTCCCGGCAACGGTTACTCCGTCAACAGTCGCTTGTCCGGTAGTAATTGTACCTTCGGTTACTGCCAACTCAATCGTCGTACACGCTGGCATAGAAGTCCCAGCTACCCTCCCCTCACCCACTATCTCAGCGGTTGTTACACCGGCTGCTGTGGCGACTACAGCGACATTCCCCGGCCATTCGCTCTACATCACTATTGATGCGACACCGGGAGTCATTGCAGCTACCGCAACGATGCCTTCTGCAACAGCTAGCGGCAACTTTACATTCGAGGCTTCGACGATTGCGGCAACAACAACAACTGGCGCAGAAGAAATGTACCGTTTAGTAGTAATACCTACTTCAAATATTGTGCCATCGATAGGTAGACGAGAAGATACAAGTCCTGCTGGTTACGCACTAATGCGACATTTCCAACCCGGAGCACGGGGAGATAATATATTTATTGTTAATGGGACAACTGTCCAAGATTATTTACCTGCTGACTGGGCAACAGTTACACGGTGGATATATGGAGGGCACGAAAGTCCGAGAGATTTAACAAGTTCAGAAGAAACAGTGTTAGTTGCAGCCGGATATTCCTTCAGAGTAGGACCAGAATAATGCCAATTTATGTTTACCGTTGTCTCGATTGTGGATTGTCACACGAGATTCGTCATGGTTTCGATGAAACTTATGACGGTGTTTGCGATACCTGCAAAGGAGTTGTTCGTAAATACTTCGGTGAAGTACACATCTCTGCCTCAGCTACACCAACAAGAGGTATGCATGATGGGAAAGCGATTGATTGGTCTGGATCTAAAGTTAAAGAAAGAGAAAAAGAAAGGGATATGGCAGCCTACAAACGCCTCCGATCTGAAGGTATTCAGCCGAAGAGCATTGACGGCGCTGCCAAAATGGAACGAGAAGCCTCAACCTCTCACGAAATCAAAGCCGGGACGCTTCTTCAAGGGCCGAAGTCAGAAAAGAAACGCAAAGAACGTGCCCTTAATGACGTTCTTGGGAGTGGCTAATGACTGCACAGGCTTGGATTGATGAGACAAGAGACATGCTTTTGTCTGGTTACGTGGAAGAGTTACTTCTTTTAGCATCCAATATAGGTACTACTTCAGAAACAACCATCGAAATTACAGGTGCAGGTGATTCTGGGATAGTACCCGGTGTCATTATTGAAATAGGCATGGAAGCTATGTACGTTAGCGCAGCCGCTGGCTCAACAGTCAGCGTCATTCGTGCGTATGGAGGTTCTACTGCAATAACTCACACCGCTGGTGACATCTGTCGTGTATCACCGAAGTTCCCTACTTACAGAATATTTGAAGCACTTAATAATGATCTCCGAGATTTAACTTCTCCTGATAGCGGGATCTTTCAAATGAAAAGTTTGCAGAGCATTACATACAATGCTGCGAAACAAGGCTATGACCTTACGGGTTTGACAAGTGAAGAAGTTCAATCGATTTATTCTGTTACTTATACTGATCCAGTAGTTGTTGAAGCACGTGAGCCAGATATCCGTAAGTGGGAATTGAAGCGTGATAGAGCTACCACTTCATTTGCTAGTGGGTTAGCGTTGGTTCTTTATCAACAAGCATTCCCCGGAAAAAAATTAAACATTAGTTATAAATCTCCATTGACATTGTTGACATCTACTGCAAGCACAAAGGCGTCAACAGGATTAGCTACTACTGCTTATGATTTACCTCCGCTTGGTGCTGCCATCTCATTGATGGTTGGTACTCCTATACGGCGAGAGTTTATAGATGCACAAGGAAGCTCACGGCGAGCAGAAGAAGTACCACCCGGTGCTATCTCTGCTTCAATGCGAGATCTATGGGGACGTAGAGATAATCGGATAGCTGCGGAGGCTGCACGCTTACACGCCATGTACCCACAGAGGTCATAACGTGGCATTCAACTCTGAGCTTCTACCCGTAGAACTGAACGGTGTTTCCTACGCAATAGATACAGAAATGTATCGACGCACCACAGTTCCTGTTGCCCGTCAACAACGAGATAACAGTAAAGAGCCGGGAGAAAACACTCTTGATACCACAGGTGCATGGGTTAGATCACAAACAGATTGGTCCTATGGTGCAGGCCAACTGTATGTAGATAAAGAAGATTCAGATCGGCGTCGGTTTTATTCATCGCAAGGCATAGACATTTGGACTAAAGGTCAGATGACTTTGCTACCAACAACAGAAGACGCAGCTTCATCTCAAACGCTAGGCACAGAAGATCTAATAGTTAAAAGATTCGTAGCTACAGATGGTACTGAATATCTTTATCTTGTATCAGATTCAAACATTCTTTACAGCACTACCGGAGGAGCAAGTTGGGCAACATTCAGCGTCACGAACAACGTAACCAGCATTACCTCAGATGGGACATCTGTTTATATAGGGCGAGATACCACCAATACACCGCTCACAGCTACGCTAGGAAGCAGCACAACATCAGCTTACGGGACAGAAACACCAGACATTCTCGCTGTTGTCGCTGGTCGTATGATCGGTGCAGATGCTAACTCGATTTACGAACTCGATTCTTCAGGTGCAAAGGTTTCATCCTCATTAGATTTTTCGTTTTCGCTTTCATCAACAACATGGGTTGCAGTAACAGCAGCTTCCAATGGTATCTATGCGGCAGCTAACGCTGACAACACAGGCGCTCTCTACTACATAGGGGTTAACAACGCTGACGGGACATTGCGTACCCCAACTATCGCTGCTTCCTTACCTCGGAACGAAACCATTAACGCAATTATTTCTTATGCAGGTCTTATAGGTGTAGCCACAAGTGTGGGTTTTCGGTTAGCTTTAATCGATCAAAGCTCATCAGGTCTTACCTTAGGGCCAGCGATTGACACAGCGGGAGAAGTTTATTCTCTTGAAGCTGATGGCAGATTCATTTGGTTTGGAGCAGACAATGCACAGGTTTACCGTGCAGATCTATCCAAGTTCACAGAGATACTTGTTCCTGCTTACGCATCAGATCTACAAATGTCAGGCACAGTAGCGGCAGGAGACAAGGTAGTTTCTTTAGCTCGTTTAAATAACTCTTCTGACCCGAAGCTATTCCTTGCTGTGAACAAAGCTTCAGGGGCTGGTGTCCTTTATAAAGAAAGTTACACCGGGGTAAAGGTATCTTCTGGAGAACTAATCGCAGGAGAATGTACGTGGTCAACGGTAGTTCCGAAGCTGTTACGGTCAGGTGTCATCGACCTTGACCGTTCACAATATGAGCGATCTAAAACACCGTATCGTGAATCAGGTACTGACTACACAGACGGGGATAACACCTACACATTGGGTGAAGAAACAACAACTGCCGCAGGAAAGATACGACTTAAAGCAGTCAATCGACAGAACACTTCTGCTTACATTCCTAGTTCAACAGGTTCTCTAACAACAGGGAATGCAGCTACATTTGTGTTCCCAACTGATGAGTTGACAGCAATCTCTTATGATTTAACTGTTGAATTGGAAAGGTCAGCTACAGCTACGACTGTCGCACCTATTTGCCATGACTGGCAGCTAACTGCTGTCGCTGTGCCACCTCGCATAGACGAAATTATTCTTCCTATCTTTTTAAAACGAGAAGTAAGAACAGCACGAGGCTCTGGCATAAACAAAACTCTTGCAGCTAAAGCAACCTTCGATAACCTTCGCACATTAATGGACAGAGGTGAAGCGATCACTTATAAAGAAGGTGACCGCACAGATACAGTGACCATTGAAAGATTAGAAATGCAA